AAGAAACGTATGGCTGATTTTGTGGAAGGTCGTAAAGAACTCGAACTTTGTATTACAACCTTTGAAACCAAAGTCAATCCTGTTGATAATACCTCCGTGCCGGACCTTTTAACATCGGATGTGCCACCACAAACGAATCGCAACATTGGAAAGGCTGTCATTTATTACAATGATAAAACTGGATACCAGGGTGTAATTGTCGGCGAAATACTTCCGCCGAACGAAGAATACGACGTCCCTATGTATTTAATTTGGTTAAATGGTGCTGGTTATACAATGCCAAAACCAGTAAGACAAGTCCAACCTGAAAATAACCCGGAATTTCGTATTGTAGAAGATGTGACTAACAGTGAATTTGCTAATTTATCTGAACATAAATATGGTCAACAAAGTGGAACAATTGATGGTGCGCGTAACTATTATGGTATTGTTTCACCCAATCAGGGAGCATCAGGTGCGCCACTTCCAGAAACAACCGACCCGCAAACCGAACCCAATTTATTTGCCCTTCTTAAAGGGCAAATGCAGTTATTTTCACAAGCACCCGACAAAAAACAGTTCATTGTTGATGCTATTAAAGGTTATATCGCAGCCAGTAAATTAAGGTTAGAACGCGTTATGGAACGGGTTAAAGACGCGGATTTGAAACGTTGTATTCAAAGTATAAAAGCAGCACTTACGCAGCAAATTAAGAGTCAAGTTGATGAATTGAAAAGCACACTTTCAGGAATCAGTAATTCAGACGAATTTCAGAAGGTGTTTGATACAATCATTGGATTGGGTCAAAGCTTGCGTGACCAAGCTAGAGGGCTCCTTAGCACCCGTCAGTTGTGAATAACTTCTAACCTATATATATCCGCAATGTCAACGCGCAAAAAAGTCAAACACAACACTTCCTCCCGCCGCCACAGCCGCCGCCACCGTAGCCATCGGAGCCATCGGAGCCATCAGAACCACAGTCACATCACCAAACGCGGCGGAATGAATCCTCGTTCACTCGCGCGAACAATGATATACCATCGTATTTACCCCCTCTTCACTGAATTCAAATCCCACATCATTAGCAAAAAGATGACCCCAGAAGAAAAAGCACTCGTGTTGCAAGGTGAGCGTTATTACGAAACATTTCGCGATATTCCCGCAGATGACTCACTGAAAGTAAGTATCCGCGAATTGATGAAGGAGTGGTCTAAAACAGAGAATAAAGCCGAGAAAGCGTTGGGATTTTATAACAAATTGATTCAGACACTGAAAGATGCTGAGACAAAAAAACGACGTGAATACGACCGATTGCGACACCTGGGGAATCGACAAGCGGATGGCGTGTTCAGGTCGTCGTCGTCGCCCTCGCTATTGTCATCGTCATTATTGAGTATTGGTCCATTGTCAACATTACGTCAAGAACCCTATTCAACGACACCTGGATTTGTGGAACGTTCCAAAGCAGATACGCCTCAACAACTCACCGGCGAAGAAAAAGAACCGCGAAGTGTATTCACGCCATCCACGGTTCGTTCACTTGCGACGACATTGGAAAATTCAGAAAACCTGATTCGGACTTTAGAATTCAATGACGACGACCACGACCACGGCGACGACCACGACCACGACCACGACCACGACCACGACCACGGCGACGACGACGTAAAAACACCAATATCATCACCACTAAAATCACCGCCACGTTTACGTTCAAAAACAAAAAAAAAGAAGTATCGTAAGTCCATCACGAAATCGTAAACTAGGTTAGAGTTTCGTATACGCCCTCCCCCAATATTTATCCAAACGCCCGACGTATATATCTCCATTTGCGATTTGACGCGGTGTTGGAACACAAGTGTCTGTTACTTCAGTAACAAGGGCGAGTGACTTCGCGTCCGCGTCCGTGTGTAACGTCCAGTATATATACGGCGGACTTGTCAATATTTTTCCGTTGAATTTATGCCGGGTCGGATGAGATATCCGCAGTTGTTGTAGCGCGGGACAGAACCAACCGTGTATTTCGTTCGCTCCGCTCATTTACGTCTCTGAATCGTATGTCTTGATAATAATAGATGACATTATTATCAATCAATGAATATCAATTTTTCAAATGGAGCGATGGATGGATTGCTGGATGGCTGGATGGATGACGTAAATGAGCGGAGCAAGTAACGAAGCGAATGAAACGAGCGAAGCGACGCGAAACGCGCGAAGCGAATTTACGCATCCTCCAACCCAGCAAACTGATTTTGAACTTTAATGCTTCCAGTTGCCTTTGCGCCTTTCACCTGGCTTGCGAACATATCACTATTTCCACCACCCGAAGATGAAGTCGACGAATCGGGGATATGGACAGTCAAAGAAGGGACCATCCTACCGCCACGTGAGGGTTTTGCGCTACGAAATCCACTATTAGAACCATTCTTATCACTGGTGCTTGCTCGTGTAATCGTCTTACCGCCGCTACCGCCACTGCCACCGCCACTGCCACTGCCAGTTATATTGCTGCTCCTGGATGGAGGAAAAGAACGTGTTTTAATATCACTTTCGACACCTGAAACCGACGCCGAAGCATTCAAGCACGCCAATTGTTGCGCTACTGCCAGTTGGTTCACATATTGAATCACCGTATTCTTCGTCACAAACACACCAGACTCCTTCATTGTCGCCAAATAGATGTCATAATGCAGCTTATACATATGAGTCTTCAATTCACGGTCATATTCTTTCAATGGCTTCGCATCTTTCTTCACGTAATGTGCGATATAAGAATCATACAGACGATGTGTATAATCGTGTAGTCGGTCACGGAACTGGCGGAATGTGCGTGCGTGTTGTGGATGCTCTTTCAAGTACGTATCAATTCCGTGGTCTTTTCTCATATGGAGATACTGTGTCATTAATTTCTGCTCCATTCCCTTGCGTTTCTTAACATTTTCGTATTTTGGATTACGAGCCTTGTAGCAAAAACCGGTATCAGAATCCACAAATACCACACCAGGCAATGAAACACTTTGTGTCTCTACTGAAGCATACATACGGCAATAATCACTGACAGTATGAGGTGTAAATGTCGCAGTCGCGGTCGTGTCATTCTCGGTCTCAGTCTCATTCTCACTCGGAACGCACGATAAACCAACAGGCATTCGCGAAACACTTCCACCAAAGTTCGCAGAAAAGATATCACGGTTGATACGCACTGCGTTTACACCGACCACCACCGCATCCGCGGATATCTCCGACAATTGAAACACAGCAACGACATACAAACGCGGAACCGTGATGACATTGACGATTTGATTCTTTGGATGTTGGATAACCAAAGAGTAGCAGTATTCTTTGGGAATCGTGTCTAACCCACCAGGCAAAAGACTCAAGACTTCGCAAATACGACGACGAAGCACTTCTTGGATGGTCAACTTTTGAAATGTCACTGTGGTAGCATTGTCTCCAGAAGAAGACGACGTGGTTTCGGTCTGTGCTTCAGCTTGTGCTTCAATCACGTGGTCAAACGATACTTCACTAACACAACTCTTTGTCGCAATGAGCCATTTGCCCGCACCCGCTTGCCAAAAGAGATTTACCATAACTCCCTCTACCATCTCTTCCGCAGTAAGATGTCCTGCGACAGAATTCACCGGCTGTCCTAGTATGTCCTCTGTTAATTTCAACATCTTCGCAGGCCCCACGCAACAAATACGACCATCACTATCAAACACAACCGAACGAAAACGACCTACCGTAGAATATTGCTCCTCGGTAAGTTTAGCGCGGTCATATTTCAAGGTGTAAAATGTGCCAGACGATGGAGTTTTAGAAAAGTGAAGAATGAAACCACGTTCAGCACACCATGCGCGAAGTTCGTGCACCTGAGTATCATCATTGTTATCTGGATTGTTAGTCTGAGACGAATCTGGTTGTAAAGCGCGAACTTTATCAATAAATACTGGTAATTCAGGGAATTCGGTGGAAGAGATGGAAAACATATTACGATAATACTATATCTTGTATATTATCATAGGAGTAATCTTTATATCGGTTTGATAACACCGAACCTACATAAATACTAGGAAACATAAAATAGTAGATACATATAGTAAATGGAGGAAGATATACCACGCGATGATGTCGCCATCAAACTCGGCGATTTCATACAGATTATCGCACCCACCAATCAAGAAATCCACAACCGTGTGTTCCTCGTTGACTATCTCTCGCCACGTAAAATGAAACTCGTGGATATAGATTCTCTCGCCGTCACGATGTTGAAAATAGACGCAACTGGGAATCTCTCAGATGAAAGCATTACTTCTATCCATTTAATGAGTCGTCCAGAAGAACGAGGATACGCCAGGCAAAACAATTTAGTCGTATCTACGTGGGTAGATATTCGTTTTGGTGGGGATATTCCAGCAATCATTACGGGTATGATTACAAATCTGGAAGAAGATATGATTGAAATCCGCACTTATCCCGAAGACGAGATGATTTACATTAATTTCGCCTATATGGGAATTCCAGAGAATCTTCCGATTGAAGAGATTAAGATTCGTGCGCCGCCTTCTTCGTTTGGACGGACGGAACCGGATGTGGTAGGCCGGGAAGGTGCTGCTGAAGCCGGGTCCGAACCTGAGGGTGGGTTTTTGACAATGGGAATGGACGCAGTTACAACACCTGAATCATTGAAAATGTCGCCTCTCGAACAGCGCCGTCGCGAACGTCAACTTGCGAGAACAGCGGCTGGTGGCGAAGACGCGACAGAACAACCGGTTGGCGAATCCGAGCATACGGTGCTTGGTGCTGCGGCCACCGCCTCTGCCGCCCCCGCTATCCGAGAGAAATTGCGCACTATCCTCCTCGACGCTGACCAAATCCAAGTTGGAGAAGAATTAGACGTCCTCGTTCAAACCGTTGATATTCCAGAAGAAAACCGCCGTTTTAATTTAGAAAAACAGTGTGATGACCTCCTGGACACCCTAATGTCAAATGTTCCTGCCTCTGAAAAGTCGCGCAGTGTCCTGGCGAATATTCAACGGATGGTTGTTCGTTTTCGTGAACTTCGCCGCTATTTCTCTCGTTTTGACTCGAACGGCAACCCTGCAATCCCGCCACCTAAGAGTGCTCTTTATCGTCCACTCGTGGAATCTCTAATGCGGATGGACCACGCGCTTCGTTGGATTCTTCCCATTGTAAAAACAAGAAAGGTCATCTACGATATCCCTATTGATGAGAGAACTGCTTCCGAGATGGACATAACGATCCGTTTAATTCAAGAAGAGCGAGAGACGGAAAATGAACTTCAACGACAATGGTATGACGGTTCACTCACATACGCGCAATATATGACAAATCTCTCAGCGCGTCATTTTACACCCAACACAGAACCACGGTATACACACGACCTGATTAGCACGCGTCAAGTCAACGAGAATATCACTGCGGTGATCGACAATTTGGACGATTTTTATTCCTCCGTCGTCAATGGAGAGGAAGTGAAACGCCGGCGGTTCGTCATCCAAAAATACAATTTGGGTCTTATGAAGGTGCGACCTTCACTCGCTACCGCTGCCACCGCCGCTGGTACAGCCGATGTCGAATCCACTGCCGTTCTGAAACGCACCACCGAGTTCACGAACCTCACCCCGAATGACCGTATAAACATCGTGGGGTTTATGACATTTCCGCAACCAGTTATGCAGTATTCACGAATTTCACTTCCTAGTATCAATATTCTTGATAAATGCGACTTGAATCTCAAACACGTCCATTATTGGGAAATGTTGCGCCAAATGATGTCGGTCACAACACACGACGTGACGGACTTGAATACGCCTCTCGATTTGAACGCACACGGCCTTCTTCGTGAAATCAAGCAATTCGTGCTCGAGCCAGAAGCCGTCGCTGCGTCCGCTGCCTCCCCCACGGACAAATACCGCAAGTTCTTAGAAGTGATATTACCGAAAACCCGCACGATTTTTGAAATGATGCGCCAGTATATTCACGGGCGCCTTACCCTCCAGGATGTCCTCGCTTTTATTGAACCGTTTCTAGTGTATCAAGAAGACTTAAATGTAAAGCAATACGATGAAATTGTAACATTTTTGTATGAACGCGTACTTGAATACAAACGGAATTATGCGACGAATTTCCGAAAGTTTGGCAGGTTGCGTGCGTTTCATTACAATGTGCGTTATATGGGTGTGTCAATGATATACAAACTCATTGTGAGTGGTCGGATGATGGATGCTGATGTATTTAAGGCGTATGGGTTTCAGGATATCCAGGTTCGGTCTGCTGGTGCTGGCAGCGGTGCCGCATTTGACGACCGTCAACGTCAACAAGCGAGAGGACGCGCGTATGCTGCTGGACTGGCCGAACAAACCGAGTATAATGACCAACTTCTCTCGCCGTCTGAACTTCTCTCGCGAATGCTTGCCGTGGATTATGCGAAGTTATATATGGACGCTGTCGCGATAACAACCACCGAACTCATCACACCATTTGATTTCAATCTCGTTCTGGGAGAACAAAGCCAGCAGCTTCGTGAAGCGGGGGCGATGCGTGGAGGCGCGCCGGGAGGAGCGGCAGCGGCAGCGGCATCGGCGTCGTCGTCGGAGTCGTCTCCTAAACGCTTCGGTCTTGTTCTTGCGAAGAACTACCCCAATGAAGAAGCCATCCAGGAAGACAATGACGCCGACCATCCGATTTATTTTGACAAGAAATATGACACTACCGATTATGCTTTCATTGAATCGTATCGCGACCAACAAGAGGGAATGAATTCAGCAGATTTCACGATGTTTTTGGCGGACGAACTCATCAAGAAGAAGAAAATGACATATGAAGAAGCGAAGAAGGAGGCGGAAGCGATTATGGTCGGTCCAGGAATGCGACCCGTCAATGATGGAGATTACGCCGTCGTAGAAGTGGAAGAATACGTAGAACCAGGTGCGGCGGGTGCGGCAGCGGCGACCGGTTCCGGCGAACTCGGTTCCGACGAACTCGGAACTACCGAAACCCAATTCCTGTATTATAAACGCGACAACGGCAAGTGGGTGCGTGATACCAGTATTCCCGCCATCATTCCAAGCAGCGACAGAAACTATTTTTGTAATGTAGACCGTGACTGTATTCCTTTGGCGGTTGAAGCAAGCCGAGATATGATGACACAAGCCGGCAACATCGGCGTCAGTGTCGGCGAGGGCGGCGCAACCGCAATGGCCGGCGTGACGAGCAAAGAAGGTGCCGACGCAATCAAGAAAGCGTTCCTCGATAAAATGAAGGCGGAATTTGACGTGAAGTATCAAGTGACACGAGAGAATTTTATGGAGTTTGTGAATAAAAAGTTCGAATATGACTTGAAAAATATCGCACGTATCAGCGAGATTCAGCATAAAGAGTTCTATAAGTATAACGACCGAAAATACAAACTTGGGTTTCAGGCTGCGGTCACCTCCACAACCACCGGATATGGAGACGCCACTGCCGACGCTGACGACGACGCATTGATTTCGCCAATGGAGGCATTGAAAGACAAGATTATCGCACAAACCGATTTCGTGAAGCGGCAATATGACCTAATGCAGTTTATCACAAGTTTTACGCGCAAAGCTAATGAAATAATGGATGAAAACCCCAATTGGTTATACTGTATAAAATCAAACGCGAAATTGCTGCCTTCTTTTTATGAAACGATTGCAGTCGCGTTTATTCAAGGCGGCACTGGTTCGAAATCGCTGTCTGTCGTGATTGACACCATTTGTAAAGAACGCGGCACCATTAGCGACGATGGCGAGGCGTGGGTGGACAAGTATAGCGGCGCGCTCATCAAGAAAATCGAACATGTCACGGAAGAAGGGTTTGATGAAGCCGGATTTCGCCTTGTTACGAGAGATATTATAGAAGCTGATTTGGGTGAAGGTATTCTCAACGTAGCGAAACCGGCAGCGACAGGTGCGGTAGCTACAGGAACCAGCAGCGGACTTCAAGGACTTAGTATCCTCGAAAAATACGACAGCCCCAATGCGCGCATCATTAATAATATAATCACCACGATGACTGGATATATGGGTATTGACCTTCACGAAGAACGTGAATTTATTATTCAGAATACACTCGCACTGCTTGAAACATCCGTCCCCTCCGAAGAAAAATACCGCGAGAGGTCGGAAAAAATGTTCCGAGAGAAAGGCAAGCATCTTCCACCCTATAAAGAGACATTCTTTCAAACCCTTCTTCTTCTCACACTCTCTTATCTCACGGTGGCGATTCAATGCGCGATTCCCACCCCGAAGACGCGCAAGACACACGCTGGATGTATCCGGTCATTTACAGGGTATCCCTTAGATGGCGACGGTGATGTCTCTGGAATGATGTATATCGCGTGTATCGCATACAAAATTAAGACGAGTATCGAACCCTGGAATACACTGAAATCATTCAAGAAAGAAGGCGATATTCTTGCCAAGATGAAGACACTTATTGATACGCTCATTGTTACAAAACCTCTTATCAAGGAGCGTCTACAGATGAAGCGGGATTATGTGCGACAAGGCGCGGCGGGCGGCGGTGGAGAAGCCATTCCCCAAGAACTCTCCGTCCTTCGCTGGTCACATTATATGCCACCGATGAAATCTCTCGACAATATGCCGACTCCTCAAAACGTCGCAGCAGATTTCACGAATCAACTCGTCACGGATATGAAACGCGGATACCACGGACAGCACGAGAAACTCGCCGTTCTTGAGAGTAAGTGCCAGTATTTCAGTCTATCTATTCAACAAATGATACACCATGTGGTCAAGAATAGTAGCCCACTCCTGCTGAATATGGCGAACGAACCTTTCCTGGAAAACGCTTGCTGTAATGAACCCGTCGACCGACGCAGTAAGCGCGTCATTGACTATTTTATGGAACGCGAGCAAAATATTCATCATCATAACCGGATTATTGGATTCCTGACAAAAACTGTGAGAGATATGGCGGTGATGACACGGGCAACAACAATTATCGATAACCGAAATACACGGTTTCAGTACCCGAATATTCCAGTCGAATTCAACGAACAGACCATCTATCGCGCGTTTATTCATTATTGCCGGATGAACCAACGAATCCACGAAAGTCTAAGCAGTGCGGCGAACCCAGGTGGTGGCGTTACCGCGAATCCTGTTGCCACTGCCGTCACGATGTTTCTACATCCGGCCCTCCGAGAGATTTGCCCACCACGTCCCCAAGACTGGAACCCAAATGACATCCTTGAGGATAAAATTCGTAAATTGAAACGGGATTCCAGTATATTTGATGCGAGTAGTCTTGAACGTTTGATGAAAGCCGTCAACGGTCACAAAATGATAGATGCCGGGTATAAAACAGCGATTCGTCCACAAGAGAACACACATTTTCAACGATTTCAAGACGCAGTTATCTCATTGGAACGAAAAGCAACGACCACCGCGACGACCGCAGCACCCTCCGAACTTCGCACCCTTATTCTCGCCATTCTTCAATCCGCCTCTCCCGCGATGGTCCAAGAAGACACCGAAGAAATGCGTGACCTTAAGAACTATCTCCACACGAAGAACCGAGAGATGCGCGCGACCGTCATTGGGTTTCTTCAGCAGCACGGTAAACAAACGAAAGGCAAGTTCCGAGAGATTGAGCGTATTGTAGATACCATCCTGGAATTTGAAATAAATAAAAGTAGCACAGTTCTGATGTCATCGACGGATGAAACCACCGTGAAAAGTATCCAGTTTATTCGGAATACTCTTACACGTCTCATCGACGTCATCCCCAATATTATTCAACATCGTGTTGATTTTGATGACACACATATCCCCAAACACTGGGGATTATCTCAGACTCATATGAAAGATATCAAGAGCATCATATCTTCGCATTATACAACTCTTAAAACATTCTACAATGACCGCGTTATTCAGGAAGTTCTCCGTAACGCCGACCCTATTGTTCGTGACCTGAAAATCCTCATTGACAATACACCCTTTACTGCGGAAATGTTTTTTGATGAAGAAAAGGACGCGAAGATTGCGGCAGCAGCAGCGGCACTGGCGGTCCAGAGTCAAGGTCTAGGTGGCGCAGTGGCGCGCGAAGAACCGCGCGAAGTGGACGTCGTAAAGGAACTTGGCGAACGAGTGCCGCATTCAACGCGCAAGAATATTTTCACGATGTATTCGTTGTTTGACCGCAATATTGTTCGCAATTTGTATCTCTTCTACTTTCTCTCGTTTATGACGACGTTTGTTACACTTGTCGCCGAAACGCCGATTACGATTTATGAGACGGAACCGATGCGTATGGTGGCGCGGAAAGGCGCGAAACCCACTGCGGCAATGGTGAAACCCAAAGAGGCAACGGCAAAGGGTGCCGCCAAAGCTGCTTCGCTCCGTGAAGAACACGACGAACAACGCGATGAAATTGACCCTCATTCGCGCCTGTATTCTGCCGACGCTGCTACTGCCGATAAAGGTCAACTTTTATCAGAGATAGATACTCTCCTTGGCGACAAGAAGGCACTTGGTCAGCGCGTATCCGAGCTTCTCATCACCTATCTCCGCATAATTGAAAAAGACAAAAACGTGATTAATTTCAATCTCGCGAATATTAAGGAGAAACTCACCCGTGTCAAAGACAAAGAGAAGGATGGTGTCGTCGCGCGAATTGGCGAAATGTCGGTGGGTGAGAGACAATTGGAGAATATGATGAAGACTCACAAGATGGGAATCTGGAGTCGTGGAACCTCGCAGACCGGTGTCGTCATTTACGACCAAGATTATTATGATGAAGAACGCGAAGAAATGGAGAAGATTGCGCAAAAAGAGCAGCAATTAGGTCGCCGGGACTATGTCACGGATATGAACCGAGAGATTTATGTAATGGATGCGCTGGAAGCCGACCGCGTCGCGGCGGAAATCGAAGCACACGAACTGGATATGACCACAGGTATACCAGAAGATGATGACGCGGGAGATGATGATTACGCATATATTCACCGACACGATGATGAAGGCGACGATTAGGGACGCGGCCGGCCGACCGACCGACTCCGCCTGTATTTTAGTATTTGAATAATATAAAGACCACCTTAAAAAGTCGACGATGATGAATCAAAAGGTCGTTATTTATATTATTCTCTCGGCGATACTATTGTATTTGTATTATAAACGAGGCGGGGTCGTGATATTTGCGGCGTTCGTGGTGGTGGTCGCAGGGACGCTTTTCGCGGGGGCGGGGGCAGGCGCGAGAGAAGGGATGAGTCTCGGCGGCGGCGGCAAAGGAGATAAAGAATGCGTGAAGATGGGATTTACCGAAACAAAAATAGATAAGAAAAATATAATTGGAAGTTTGAAAAAGATAAACGATAGTTATAAAAAAACGTTACTCAAATACGCAACATTTGACGAAAACGGTAAATTTGAACTGAAGAAAGAAACCGAAGAGTTACTGAAACCTATTTACGAAGACCCTGAAGCAAAATCAAAAATTGAAAAAGCACAAAAGGTCAAAAATTTATTTTCATTTATTATCACTGTATTGGTGTTTTTCATAACCACATATACTAAATCCGAATCTGGGGAAATGACAATTAAAATTTGGGGGGAACAACAACCCGTCCAAAAAATGTTAGACAGCTTTAACAAAGAAAAAGATGGAACAACTCCATTTAAGGACGCGGTTATTTCCGGAGAGTCATTACTAAAAACATTAAATGAAGTCAGCAATTTAGATGTAATTAAGAGTTCTGATAAAAAAACGAAGGAGGCTTGGAAATTTCTGATATGTGCCATAAAACATGTGATTAATAATATAAAGAAATTAGATAAGACACTTAATGGTGGTGGTGGCGACGCAGGCGGTGGTGGTGACGGCGGTGGCGACGACGAAAAAGAAGAGAAACCGAAGAAGAAGAAGAATAAGAATAAAAAAGCAGACAAGAAAAAGAAGTCAAAGAAGGCTGACGACGAAGACGAAGACGAAGACGAAGACGAAGACGAAGACGAATAATAAAAGATTATAATGATTGTAAAAGCACCAATTGTTGTCGCCGTGCGACGCGTCTCTTATGTCGGATCAAATATGTTATGACAATTACAATAACGATGGCTCCAATTGTTGAACCGACAGACGCTGCGATAATTGATGTCGTAGAAACCTCCTTGTTTGAAGTGTCCGGATAAGGGTATCCTGCGTCAATCGCGGCAGTAGCAGCCATACGGTCATATAAACAAACAGGTTCCGATGGTGTAGTCGTAGTTTTGGACATAACACATTGAACCTCCGTATTAGTGGTGTCGCAATTGAATACTCTTTGTTTAGAAGTGGCGTCACAATCGGGGTCCCACGCTCCACATTCGCAATCACATCCATCTTTTGAACCATAAAAAAGAGGATTGCATCTCCATGTTGTGGGTATCATGCTTCGGGTATATGTATTGCTATAATTGCCCCAGGGTGCGCCATCGATATCCGTGTCATTTGAGAAATAAAATTGGGGGTGATGAACGGCTACTCCGGACTGAATTTGTAATAACTTGCGTTCGCTAAGAACTTGGTGTCTCAACGCGCAAACAGGTTGATTCTGTAGTCCTGGAATACAAATATCATCACGATTCGGGCAGTCAAGTGAAACCGCCTCAAACGGGTTACAATCGGGGTCAAACGCGCCACAGTTACATTGACATCCGTCACCCGTTCCATATTGTTGTGGTTTGCACGTCCATTCTTGTGGGATTTCTGGTTGATTACGAATGGATACTTTATATGTATCATCTAGTTTTGGGCGTACGCCAAGGACTTGGTATAGATAAGTAGAATAAGCGCAAGTAAACGTCCAACATACGTTATTACGACCATTTCGTGGTAACCAAGACCAAGTAGTAGGATCGCAAGTAATTGATGTAATCCCGCCAGATATGAGACCATATTGCGCAGTACTCCATCCGGCATTTACTAATGCGGCAATGGCAGAACGTTCTTGTCGCGCAGAAGCTGCTTGGGCAACTTTACCTTGCAACTCCCCAACAAACCAAGAACTGCATCTATAAACACCACCTGGGTTCGTGGATTCGTCTCTCAAACTGCCTCCTTTTCCATTCTCATATCCAATATCTCTCCATTGTGTAAATGGTAACCGACTACCACAGTTGGTAGCTTGTGTGCAGGAAAAGTCCATTTGCACCCAAGTATGAAATGGAATAGAAGTAGAACGACAAATTTTGGCGGCGTCGGTTGTAAAATACCCATGAGGTATCACACCTAGACATAAAAATAAAAGAGCCAACATCGGATGTTGTATCTGTATTTGTTTCATTCGGTTATTTATATAGTTTACATACACAATATTTACATACACAATATTTACATACACAATATTTACATACACAATATTTACTTACACAATAATAAAATAAGAATATGAATAAAAAGTAATATTGTAATATACTAGTGCTATTACAATACGATACAATATGAACGCAATCAAAAATCTTATCCGAAATAATTTAGCAGGGTCGGCCATCGTTCTTTATATTATCGTGTTTATGCTGGTTCAATACATGAATCCAAGTTTTATTTACAATGAAGATGGCAGCTTACGGGAATTCGGGGTGGGGTATTTGAGCAAGACGGTGTTACCCATATGGCTCATCGCAATCCTGCTGGGCATTCTCTCGTATCTCGCGATGTATTATGTGTCGAGGCCGGTGACGCGCATCCTTGTGTAGTTCAAACTACGTTCGTTTCGCCTCCGCTACTGCGTCGGCTCCACTCACTTCGTTTTCACCCTGACTCGCGTCGCTTTGCTCGTTCCGCCTACGGTTCCACTCGCTCCACTCCGCTCGTAGCCCGCTTCTATTTTATTAGGATTTAATAAATCACAACAAAACTTGTCTGAGATACGAGCGGAAGCGGAGCGAGTGGCGCCGTAGGCGAAACGAGCAAAGCGACGCGAGTCTAGGAACGGAGCGGAGCGAGTGGCGCCGTAGGCGGAACGAGCAAAGCGACGTTCAACCGGTCACCGTCAGCACTTTCCCTTTCTCCTCTTGTTCCTTCTTCTTCGTCGCCTCCTGCGTCTCTTTCAGCACCTGGGCGCGTATCTTCTGCTGTTCGGGTGTAAACGTGCATCCCATATTCAGCAGATAATTATAACTGATACTCACGATCAGCAAACCACACAGCACGAGCCACACGAATTCACCCACAATCGTCTTCATCATCAAGAATTTCCGGATTTTCTCCAAGTCTTCCACCTTGGCCGACGGGCGAATAAGGCGTGACTCCTTGAAACTATCCCAGAAACGGTCTAGATTATCTAGATTCAATTCATTGAGAATAATAGACTGGTCGGTATAAATTTGCTCTAAAGCGCGACCAATATCCCGTTTGTTTTTCACATCATCATTAGGGACATCCGCGCTATTGACGAGGGTCTCTGTGCCGCCTCCGCCTTTCTGCGCCTCCGGCGCTAAATCAAACTGCGGTGTCAAAATCGCATTGAATACGTCTTTCAAGTCCGTAACTGCGGATACAAACATAAATCCAAATGTGTTACTGAATGGTATGAGCCAACCTGGAAATACGACCAGCGCAGATTTAAGGACGCCTAAAACGAGAAACCACGGTATTACAGTGCCGATAAGCGCCGTCTTTTCCTGGTCGAACCCGCAAATATCTTTCGACATTGCGAGATTGATGAAGTATTCACCGATGATTAACACGAGGAAGAATAGGAATGTAATCCCGCCACTTAAGACACCATTTTTCTTGTATTTGTAATAAGAATAAGCCCCGAAGACGGCGAGAAAGAAGAATATCGCGACAGATGAACTTAATTCGGCCATTGACGCGATTCGGAGCGATGCGAAGCAGAGCTATTACAATATACACGGATTATTATAAACGCTGGTCTACCGACGGTTGCGCGTTCTTATTTTTTTCTTATTTTTTATCATTATGATAGCGGAGTAACGGAGCAACACTGAGAATAATGAATGATAATGCGCCACCCCCCACACTGATTGAACCCGGAGTCCGATATTTCTTGAGTAAATCTCTCGAACAGTGTCGCCGTGTCAAAGATTATTATCACACACAAACATTTAACTTTACAGCAGGTGTCGTCTTTTTCATATGTTTAGGCATATTCCTTTTTATTCGGTATAAAGGAAAACCGTCGCCTGAAGAAGTGGAAGCAAAGCGACGACGAGAACAAGAGTATATTCTCTCAAAATTAAAAATGGTAAACGCCACACATTACGCGCAAAGCAAAGGTATACCAATGGATTGCCGGATTCACCCTGCTGGAAACGGGATGGGTATGCTCACAAATTTACCACTTTGGAAGAGTCCAGATGAAGAGTATTTCAGGCGTCAGTAGCGTAACGTAACCAGCGCAATATTTCTGCGTATACTATAGTATAGTTACGTAGTATAAGAGTATATGACAATGTCATCTGTATACCAAGATTTACATTCGGCAATTCAAGAACGGGAGTCGGCGCAATACGGCGGAGGTGGCGGTGATGGCAGCGCAGCAGCGTCTCGTATCGCCGAGCAAAAACGCGCTCAAGAAACCCGCGACAACCTGAAAAAAGCCACACACATCCTCTTGGATATGACGCGCAAGCAAGAAGACGCTCTTAAAAAGCACCTTCAGCGCGCGGCCGACCCCAACGACTTCCGCGGTCTGATTTACCCCTACCAACTCATCCCAGAAGAAGAGCGCGCGAAAATCAACGACGCAATCCACGGATATTACTCCTTTAAGGAAAAGTATAACACCGCACTAGAAAAGCGTCGTCAGCGTCTAATGAACGACCCCGTTATGAACTGGAAGTCGCTCTCCGCGCAACAGAAAGCCAAACGCCTCGCGCTCATTAAACCCGCGTGTATCGTGTGTAAACAAGAAGGCGGGTCCGTATTCACAGAGGCAGACGGCAAGTTGAAGGCCATCTGTGGCAATATCTCTCAACCTTGCGGTTTTCATATTGAAGTCGACCGCGGCAAGTATGTGAGTTTAGAAACATTGATGAATGAATCGCTGGAAGAAGTCCGCGCCACCAAGGACGAAATCATCCGAATGAAATTAGACCTCTTATTCAGGTTCATTAATGAGGACGAGCTCCTTCAGCAATTTGAGGCAGTCCAGCATAAATTACAGGAACAACAGAAAATGTATGCGGAGATTCGAAGTTATTATTTAAGCGTGACAGACAATGATGACAACCGCGCGGATACGGAAACATTGACGCGGGTGATTTCCGAGAAAGTTGCGCTCATTAAGGAATATATGACGGAGTTCCGCGAATCCGAATGGAAGAACCGGAGTATCATTGACGATATTCTCGCGCTTTATCAACAGGATATTGAGCCGGCGTTTATGAGGTTGCGAGAAACGAAGTATGTCTATTCGCAGGTGGAGACGACGGAGAACGCAAATGGCGCGCTCGTTCAAATGTATAATGACCGCGAATTCAATCTCTCGCAGAAACGGTATAGCTACAATGAATTGTATATGCCGGTGATTATGCCGAAGTGGATTGCGGATAATCGGATAGTGAGTAAACCGGTGGGGGTGGTGGCTGTGCCGAAACCAGGAGGAGCGGCGAGGTAGGGGATTTTTTATAGTCGTATATTATAATAATAAATAGATAAATGAGTGCACCGAAATCTGGGAAATTCGCTACTCTTGCAGGTGAATATGACTTTTATATTTTCAAAGAAAAAAAAAGGCAGAACCTACTATTGTTCAATTATATGATTGTAGTAATATAACACATACAAAAACTATAACAGATATACAAACCTTCAAAAATTTAATCGGTTGGAAACCAGGAGAAGGTGAATACCCATATGAAAAATGTCGTATTAAAGAATTCAAAATCAATCCTTCTGATATTATTGGGTTCGATGTGGAAAATCCCGAAGATATAAAATATTGGAATGCTGAGGACTATCTGATGAGGAATCCAAACCCGGCTACTACACATATATATGGTATAAAAAAATCAACTACTGGTGTTGGTGGTTCAAGAAAACGCAGAAAGTCTATTTGTAAGAATTACAATAAAAAATGTAAACATTACACCAAAAAGTATAAACTAAAGCATAAAATCAAACATAAAAATACCAACAGACAAAAATATCAGAAACGAATATAAATGTATATTATCTTTAGTTTGGTATTCACATATGAAATTATCGCCCCCGCCGCCCGCCACCTTTAGACAACGAAGATTCAAACGCACCGCTGCGAAGTCTCCTCGCCGTCGCACCCGCCGTCGCGTATAATTATCGTAGTATAATATAGTATAATACGATGTTCAACCTATTCAACCACATTTCCCTTCCGATTTTCATCGTAAGCCTCGCCGTTGGTCTCTTCTACGTGTACATCTCCGTGCCAAACCCGAAGATTATTTACGTCTATCCCACCCCCGACAATATCCGCAACTTCCAATTTAAAGACCGTGCGGACAATTGCTTCTCCTTTGACGCCAAAGAGGTGTCGTGCGCGAAAGCCAAGGGGCAAGTCAAGAAGATTCCCGTTCAGTAATATGTATTATTTTCCCAATGTAATGTATAATTACGACTACTATCAATGTCTTCTCAACCGGTTCTTTCGTTTACGGTCTGTAATACGTCTTCTTCATCCGACGCGAATTCGGGTTCGGTATGTAGGAAAATCAATGTATTCAATACTGCGACCGCACCCGATGCGAAACTGATGGCTCCTCCTATGCCAGGTCGCGGCGGCATTGGCGGCATTGGCGGCATTGGCGGCATTGGTAAAGGAACAACCCGTCCATTCCCGCTAATTATGGGGTAATTATATTCCATTATATTAGAATACAATGGGTTTTCAAAGATTGCTTCATACCGAGACAGGACGTATTATTATATCCATCGTTCTTGGACTCGGTATCGCATCGCTTTTTCGTAAGGTGTGTAAAGACAGGTCGTGTATCACATTTCGCGCGCCACCTCTCAAGGATTTAGAGAAAGATACGTATAAGTTGGATGACAAGTGTTATGAGTATAAGACGAAAGCGGTGAAATGCGAGGCGGGGAAGAAGGATGTCAAGCTGAACTAAAAAATTGAATCAGTTTATGTTCTTTATTGTAGTGAATTGCATCATTACAATAAACAATCCAACAATGGCACTCGCAACCGAACCTGATGTGTATTCACCCAATATTGACGACAACGGCAACTACATTGACAAAATACCGTCGTTCAATTCGAACGCACTCGCAAATGGACTACGATGCCCGTGTGGAACTCGAAAAGACAAAGTATATCTATCCGGGCCTTTATTTGCGGCACACTGTAAATCCAAAGGACACGAAAAATGGATTCAAGAACTCAATGCGAACAAGTCGAATTTCTTTACAGAAAACCAGAAACTTCGCGAAATCGTCCACGCCCAAAAGATTATGATTGGGAAGATGGAATTGGAACTCTCTAGCAAGAATATGACAATCAATTATCTCACACAAGAAGTTACCAAGATTATGACGGGCAAAAACGGCGGCTCTGTCAGTGGAAGCGCAAATCCATCCGCAAATGACCTCCTTATGTTTTGAATATGTTCGTCCAAAATGTCACGCTTCGTTCTTGACATTATGTATATCTTATTTTCATATTTCTTATTTTTCATATTTCTTATTTCCTTATTTAGCGTATTCTAATGAGCGACACCACCAGCATCGACGACCTTCCTTTAAGTAGCCAAACCCCGAGTTCGGGGCATCATCACGCGCCTTATGGTGGGAATGGTGGCAGTAATGTCGGTAATGGCGGCAGCGGCGCGCCTCTCATCTACTCCCCCAACATCGGCAATGACGCATTGACCTCTCACGGACCGACACAAATCCCCGGCAATGTAATGAACGAAGTCCTTCAAGGAGTCCAACGCGCCAGCGCCAATGGAATGACAATGATACCCACGAGAGATATTCCAATGAACCCCACTGTTTTTACACACGACGAACAAGCGCGCCCCAATTATGTTCCGCAACCGAAGTCGGTTCATTTCGCGGAGGGTGGCACCGGAGCCAGCGGAGCGGACTATATCAAAGACCACGAATCAATGGAAAGCATCGTCCGCGCCAATGCGCGCCAGTCCAATCAACTCGACACTCTTGAAGCCATTTATTATGACCTTCAAATGCCGATTCTCGTCGGCGTTCTTTATTTCATCTTCCAAATGCCGGTTTTTCGCGCACAACTTCTTCATTTCTTGCCGTCGTTATTCGGTGAAGACGGGAATTTCAAAATCATCGGTCTCACTGCGACAAGCGCGATGTTCGCAGGGACGTTTTTTGTCATTACCTTGATATTCAAGAAGTTGGGGGAAGGTATCCGATAATCGTGAATATTTTTATATTGATATAATACATATTTGTAGTATGAACTGGCCGCAGTCAACAGGTCAGTCAACAGGTCAGTCAATAGGTCAATATACCATTATACCATATCCATCAGAATATCCATCAGAACGCGGTGTGACTGCGTTGGCTGACCCCCACAAACAAGTAGTACGTGAAGCGTTGAGAGAAAGTGCGGAACGTATGACAAATGAAGCATTACAAAGAGAAGCAGATAGGTCGTTTGGAGAAGGAACCGTAACCTTGAATGGTGCACAACAACATAGACAAGTATCATCCTTGGATAAGATAAAATCAAATAATCAGAAATTCAACGAATTATTTAAAGATAGTGCTATGTACGGAAATATAGCAAATTTTGAAAAACAAGTTTTAAAAAATGACTACCCTGAAGATAAAAAATTTATGAACGGAGTAGGATATTGGGAAGCAGTATTACAAAATTTTATAACCGAAGGTAGTAAACCACAGTATGGGTTTGATAACACTGCAGCAGAATATCAAGACGAATTTATGAAGACGGAGCTTGGTAAAAAGATTGAACAAAAATTAAAGGGTTATTATAAAAGAGTAAGAATAGACAACCAAAAACTTGATAAACAATTATTTAATAGTGCAATACAAGATATGGTAGACGGCATACCCGAATATTGGCGGGATAAGGCAATAAAAGAGGGAAGAGTAGAACTAGGAGGAGGTAGTAAGAAATTAACTACGCGTAAATACAAGAATAGAAAATTATCATACAGAAGATATAATAAAAACCGAACTACAAAAAACAAGCGTCGTTATTCAAGACGCAAATAATTTTATATTTTCACTGTCTACTTCCGCGCCTTCTTCCGCGTCTTTTTCGCATTTGCCTTTCCCGCAGCAGCCGCCGCGTGTTCATACGGAATATACCGCAGAAACCACTCCTCAAACTCGCGCGAATCACGCTTCCCCTTCAACTCCTCGTATTTCTTCGTCTTTTCGAAACGCATCGTCTCCAACGTCGGTTGTTTTCCATAACAATTGATACTGAAACGCCGTAATAAACCAGTCTGCTTCAGACGATTGTGTTGCTGGACATCAAAGAGAAACTGCGACATACAAAGAATACGAGTCACGTCGTAGTATACGCGGTCAGCGTAAATGAACGCGAGATAGAAACTCAACATTGTATCAATTGTCGCAATACGGATAGACTCGCCGCTGCCGCCACGTTTGCCTGCGTCCGCGCTATCGTCCCCGTGTATCCGTATTGTATTATAACTATGACACGCGAGAGGTTTATACAGGAACGCGATGACTTCATCGCCGATACGAATATCATAATGCTCCGAAATGACTTCGCCGACACCGGCGTGTTTCGTATATTTGACGCCGGTATACTTATGCGCGGTGAGTTCGCGGACGACGGCTTCACAAAGGTCGCGGGGCTCTTCCGAGAGAATGTCAAAATCGGGGATTTTTTGAACGATACGGCGTTGGTGTTTTGGCATATACCGCGAATACAGGATGTTCGCATACCCGCCGAAGAACACCGCACGGTTCTTAATGAAGACATCGCGCACAATATTATAAACATCGGTTTCGGCAAGTTCTTTCTCTCGGTCGCTTTTATATGAAAGACTGGATTTACTTACAGTGTATTCTGGCGATGGGCTTCGACTTCTGGTGCGGCGGCTGCGACTGCGACTGCCTTTCGTCTGGTCTGGACTCGCCTCCGGACTCGGCTCCGCGTCTTTATCGAGGTCAGTCGCCTTCATTGAATACAATACGAACATATCATCCGCGCCCAGAAATCTCTCGTAGGTCGCAATCAAACGATACTTATGCGTGAGTTTATCTTCTTCCACTGTATACTTGAAATCGCCCAACTCTTCTTCGTGCGACGGCACGGTGTGATACAATCGCTTTAAGTAGGCGCCTAGACCATGATATTTCCGAATCACGGTCATAATGGCTTTACGTTTGAGAGATTTCGCGCTGCCGCTACCGCCACCGCCACCGCCACGCTTTACAGACCGCGATGGCGACTGAGACCGCGACCGCCGTGTGCGAGATACAGTCACCTCCCCCGTCTTCCCGCCATCACCAAATCCACGCTGATACTCTATCTTATCACAGTCATAACCCTGCAGTCGATAATGGGTATTTAATAATGTCAAGCGTTTCTGTACTTTCTCCCAACGGGATACATCGCCATCCGGACGCGAGAGTTCTAAATACATCGCCATCCGAAGAAAGTCGGGCGGAGCATACCGGATTCCTTTTTTAATAATCGCATCGCGAGAGATTGCCTTGAATAACGCCGGCTCCATCTGCGTAATATCGGCAATTCCCGTGAAATTTACGAACACCTTATACGTCCCGTGGTGGACTCCTGATTTGGCTTCCACGTCTTCATACCCAGCCTTATAATAAATATCTGCGAGTTCCTTCGCTGCGTCAAGGGCATTGTCCGAGTAAAAATCGTAGTCGGGAAGCTCGATGTCTTTATTGTAAAATTGGGCGTCCTCTGGGAGGATATTATTGATGGCCGTCCCTCCATAACAAACGAGCTTTTTATCCGCTATGAAATCCTCCACGATGGAGATGATTTTCTTCACTTGGGGGTCTTGAATGATTGCGGCACCCTTCTTCTTTTCCACTAAATCCACGGCGGCACGGAGAATCTCGAGTTCTTTTTCGTCGTAGGACTTATCGTCGTCGACCACGCGAGAGTGCGAGTGCTTGTGCTTCCTGGACATTTAAATACTTTTATAATGCTTAACTATATGTTGATAATAAACTACTAACATATAGAGAGATATTTACTCGTGTTTGTTGCTCGTTGCGTCTCACCCTGCGGGTTCGCCTCCACTCACTCCAAACACTCGGACAGTCGTTGTCCATTCTTTCGCTCGGGTTCGTCCTCCATCTATCTCCCAGTCTTATTCATAATATAGGCCGTAGGCGTAATGTATGGTAAATTCGCGATGTGTGCGTGGAGACGACCCGTCGGGTCGTGCGCAAGGAGCACCTCGCGAATTTACAGGGTCAACTTCACCCCTCCCGCCGCCTCCGCCGGTCGCGCCTCCATCGACGCTTTCGGATTCGGCGGTTTCGGCGGCGCAATCGTAATCGGGACATACCGTAAGTCCTCCGGCTTCAATACAAACGCATACCCAACTGATGCGAATTTATCCTCATACGCCTTCAACTTCTCATCCCGCGCCTCTTCTTGAAAGCACATTGCCACAATTTGACACCCCCACGTAAACGGTCCATTGTGCCCGTCATTGACAGGACGACCCCCTTTTTCCGGAACAACCAAACACATATTCTTTTTATTCGCGTCTTTAAATGCCTGTGGGTCGCCCACATTTTTCACTCCGAAATACGTATACTTGGAGAGAAACAACGACTTGGAGCTCATATTTACAAGTTCGTAGAGGTTCGTTTTACGGTATACGGTATTCGTTCCATCTACCATCAAAATGACCTTTCCTTTGAAATCCGATAGATTTTCATTCCCTAAATCCTTTGACTGGTATTCACGACCGTATTTTGGTCCAAGTAGATTTCGAGCAAGCGTCTTGCTCCCCGCAATAATCTTCGCCAAATTGTCATACATCGTGATATTCTGTGACATTATCCGCATATGAATAATGAAGGGGTCGCCTGGATTGGGGCATTTGGACGCTGAAAACACATAACTCCCAAGCACTTCAAATGCATCGGAAACAGGAATGTGATTGTATGTCTCCTTATAATTGAATGAATTCACAGAAGATGACGCAATCACGGGTTGATTTTCCACCGAAAAAACTTCAAAGTCAATGAAACGACAACCGCGTGCGATGACATATAAAAACGCGTCCATACTCACATTTGAGTTCTTGAATTTATCAGGATTGAATGCGTTATACGCTGCCTTGATATAGTAATCACGCAGTTTGAATTTTGACTGACTGTCGTCGGGATTGATGGATGTAATGTTTTTATCAATGAACTCTTTCATATTGACGTCGTCGGGGTTATTCATTCCTTCTTTCGTGGCGGGCTTGGGCTTGGGCGCGGGCGCGGTCTCCTTTGTTAAAGAATCCACAGACATCGCCGCCTTTTTACGCTGATGAATCGTCATTTCTGCCTCTGGCGTGTTTACAGTAAAATTCTCTGTTGACAATGGCGGTGACGACGGCGACTGCAAAGACGACGAAGAAATGAGTGATTGTATACGAGTGAACAGCGCATCTGGTTCAGACGGTTTCGCCGTTGTCGCTGTCGTCGCCGTAGCAGCGAAGCCTTCACGCGCCCATCGCTGCTCATAACACCGCGTCTTAATGAGTTCTGATATCTTCCATAATGCGAACATCAATATAATAATACCAATAAATAGATATTCTACTTGATGTTCTTTCATTATTCGCGCGCGTTCTTGTATATAATTATAATATATAAAGTTATATCAAGGTGATTCTATACTAAAATATCCAACAGGAACACATAAAAATGACTGGTGGTCTATTGAATCTCATCGCCACTGGCAATCAAAACGTCATTTTAAACGGTAACCCCAAGAAGTCTTTCTTTAAAAGCACCTATCTTAAATATACGAATTTTGGTCTTCAAAAGTTTAGAATTGATTTCGATGGTCAGAAGAAGTTGCGTATGACAGAAGAATCCAAATTCACATTTTATGTCCCGAGGTATGCTGAATTATTGATGGACACCTATATTTGCGTTACACTCCCCTCCATATGGAGTCCCATTCATCCACCTGCCACAGCGGAAGATATGTGGGCGCCATATGAATTCCGCTGGATTGAAAATCTCGGCACTCAATTGGTGAAGGAAATCGTGATTTCAGTCGGTGGAATGACTCTCCAACGTTTCACAGGGAATAATCTGATGGCAATCGTAGAGCGCGACCTTGACGCAACGAAGCGCAATTTATACAACCAAATGACAGGACACGTCCCCGAATTATACAATCCTGGTTGTTCTGGTGCGCGTTTGAATCAATATCCAAATGCGTATCGCACCGCGAGTGCTGCCGGCGCGGAACCCTCAATTCGTGGGCGCAAAATCTATATTCCAATCAATTCGTGGTTTACCCTTTCGTCGAAAATGGCGTTCCCCCTCGTATGCCTCCAGTATAACCAACTTCAAATTGATGTTACACTACGTCCTGTAAAGGAATTATTCACCATCCGTGATGTAGGCGACCCGGCAAATTTCTGGCCAGTCGTTCAACCCGACTTCACAAACCCCCTTCACCAAATGTGGCGATTTTTATACCCGCCACCCAGTATTGATTTATCTCTGAATTCTTACCCGAGTATACGAACCGATTGGAATGCGGATGTTCATTTGATGGCGACGTATTGCTTTCTCTCGGATGATGAATCCAAAGTCTTCGCCGCGAACCAACAAAAATACCTGATTAAGTCATATTATGATTGGGTATTCAATGATGTCACAGGGAATAAGAAAATCAAAATCGAGAACTCGATGGGAATGGTGGCATCATGGACGCTGTTTTTTCAACGCAGCGACGTGAGTCTGCGGAATGAATGGAGCAATTATACAAATTGGCCGTATAACTACCTGCCCTATGATATTGTTCCCGCGCCTATTGATGATGACTGGCGTCCGACGTCATTTTCAGAGATTGTTACGACGGCGAGTGATATTCAGACGTTGGCGTGGCAATCGCGCCCCGATTTCATAAATGACCGCTACTACTATGATAAAAATGGTCCCAAAAACGGAATCGGACCCGGCATCAACCCGCGCGATAAACGACTCACAGGGTTTCATATTACCGGCGATTTCCAATCCGAGAACGAACGCGATATTTTACAGATGTTGGGGATTTCACTGAACGGTAAATACCGTGAGAATCTGCTTGATGCGGGAGTATACAATTACGTCGAGAAATATACGCGGACACGCGGGAGTGCGAAACCTGGGATTTACTGTTACAATTTCTGCTTGAATTCGGACCCATTTGACCTCCAGCCGAGCGGGGCTATCAATATGAGTAAGTTTAATCAGATAGAGCTGGAACTCACGACGATATATCCTCCGATGGATACGGCCGCGGAGGTGAAGGTGATTTGTAATCCGAACACGGGAGAGATTATCGGAATGAATAAACCGAATGTGAATATTTATTTGTATAATTATGATTTACACATCCTAGAAGAGAGGTATAATGTGCTGACATTTGTGTCGGGGAATGCGGGCCTAATGTACGCGCGGTAACTTCGTCGCTCCACATCGCGATGCGACGTTCCGCGACTTCAACCGCGCCTGTGCGAATACAGGCGCGAATTTTCTATCGTATATATAACCGTATACATTTATATATACCTATACCTATACCTATACCTATACCTATACCTACAATGGCTGATGATGAAGATAAGAAAATAGACGACGAAGGAGGCGACGAAGGAGGCGACGACGGAGGCGACGACGGAGGCGACGAAGGAGGCGACGAAGAAGGTAGTGGCGCATTTAGCAAAGTGGGCGGAATGTTCGGTGGTGGGGACAAAGACACCGATGCGACCAAAGACACAGCGAATGACGTAAAGGCCAAGGTCAAACCGAAATCATTATTTGACATAGAAGCGCTCAAAGAATTTGGTTTAAGCGTTCTTACACTTTTCATTGAAACTCTCATTATATCTGTCGTATGTGTAAATATCCTCTTCTACGCATCCCCGGAAAGTATTCGCGCCAATAATCTCAATCTAGAAAAACTCTTCCCAACAGACCGTCATAATTGGCCGTATTGCTATACCAGTGAATATACATCGTGTGATGCTGAATGTGAAGATAAATTCGGCGGTATTGCAGACGACCCCAAATTATCTACATCTAAGAAAATCTACTTGAAAGCCGCGATTATTTTAGACACATATGTCTTTAAATGGTTCTGTCTGTCGAAACAAGAACTGGATATGATTAAAGAAAGCGTGGATGAAGGTGTGACGAAGGTCAACCTATTAAATTGGGAGTTTATTAAAGCGCGATTCAAGCAATGGGTCAATAATTCCTTTATTTTTTCCTTTTCATCCGACCGCGCAATGTTACTCGCCATCCTTGGCTATATTACGCGCTTGTCGCATAGCATACCGAGAGAATTGTATAGTGTCGTTTCGCCATTGATTATTATTTTGATACCCTTTGTTCTATTATTGTTTATGGGTTTTATGCTGATGGGTGGTCCATTTTTCACTACCATCGTCGGAATGATATTGAATCCTACGGAACACCGGAAAGAGTTTATTGGCGGGTCGCTGTGGTCGATGTTTACCGCATTTAGCATTGGTATATTCCCGGTGGTGTCCTACTTTGTCCAACTCATCCAATTCATCGGGACATTCTTTATTTATCCACTGCTTCACTGGGACCAGTATCGGGAATTATATGCGCGATATGTCCCGATTATCTTCTTCTTCTTTAATTTGACACTGATGTTTTACGCATTTGAGTATTTGGACATCAATGTGGCGGCGATTGTGATATTGATGCTGCTGGTGCTATACTTGACGCATTACTGGAAGGGGATTATGGAGTTTTTTGATACGATAAAGAATTGGGGGGCGTGAGGCAAAACGAACATAAACAATTTCATCTATAAATGAATATAAGTGATATAGTCGTTTATACAATCACTCATATTGTGATACAATGGGTGGTAAAAAAGCAACCTCATCGCTTCTTGGCGCGTCCATTCCCGAGAAATCCACCCCCGAGTATTTTAAGAAATATCCCTTCGTGAGTGTATGCACTCCTACATTTAACCGCCGTCCATTCATCCCCGCAATGCTGTCGTGTTTCAATCATCAGGATTATCCACAAGACCGTATGGAGTGGATTATTATTGACGATGGAACCGACCCAATAGAAGACCTTGTTGCGTCACATCCTCGTGTGAAGTATTTCAAATATGACACAAAAATGACACTTGGAAAGAAGCGCAACCTTCTTCACGAGAAATCGCGCGGTGAAATCCTCGTATATATGGACGATGATGACTATTATCCCCCACAACGTGTCTCTCACGCAGTCCATATGCTGACCACACATCCCGACGCATTGTGCGCGGGGTCAAGCGAGATTTACATCTATTTCAAACACATCGGGCAAATGAAGCGGTTCGGTCCTTATGGTCCGAATCACGCAACTGCTGGCACATTTGCGTTCAAACGCAAACTTCTCAAACATCACCGGTATAATGATGATGCGTGTTTGGCCGAAGAACGCGCATTCTTGAAAGATTATACTGTTCCATTCGTTCAACTTGACCCGATGAAGGTTATTCTAGTGTTTTCACACGAGCATAACACATTTGATAAACGTAAACTTTTGGTAAACGCGAACCCAGATGTGGTGCGCGATTCACCCAAGAAAGTGATGGATTTTATCAAAGATGCGGCACTTCGTCGGTTTTATATGGTGGAATTAGAGAAACTTCTCACGGATTATGCGCCGGGACGCCCTGAAATGAAACCGGATGTTATCGCACAGACATTACAGTTGGAGAAGGAGCGTGAAAAGATGGCGGCGAATGCTGCTGCGGCGGGGGGTGGTCAAATCATTTTACAGCAACCAGGACAGGCGCCTGTGACATTGAATAATCAACAAGTGGTCCAAATTCTTCAGCAATTACAGAAAGACGTTGAAGAGCGTAATCAGGAAATCGCAAGATTGACTGAAGAGAATAGGCAATTGAAAGAAAAATATCACGTAGAGACTACTTCCGATGCCACGACTACTTCCGATGCCACGACTACTGAAATCATATACGTATAACATAATAACTTCATCTCAAATGTATTACAAATATGGAGTGTTATTATGTTATTAAACATCCTCAATCCTAACTGATGTAATAAGTAAAACCAAAAAACTGTTCTTTCCTTGGTGGATTACAAACTCTCGCGATTTGTTATATTCCTGAAACTTTTCTGTAAGAATATCACGAATTTGACTTACTGGAAGATTGTCATCTTTGGTATTATAATTATTACCACTTCTATTATTTGATAAATGATAGTTGTCGTATTCATCGTTTTCGTTGTTTTCGCGATTACGATGGTGTTTTTTATTTTTGGATGACGAGCTTGAACTTCTGGTCACAGGTTCCGGTTCAGGTTCAATATACTCCCATTCTCCTACCGATTCAATCGTTTGTTTATTTGTAATGTAAACAACTGAGTCTGAATTGAATACTAATGCGGAACCAGGTGCGTGTTTATATTTCTCCAAATCAATTTCAGTGATTAAGTCGAATTCATCTAGAAATGTGTTTTTACGGAGATAATTGCGAATATACCCCGCAATTTCAGGTGTTATTTTTACAGTGTAGGTCTTGTTCTCATCGTCACTTGTGTCACTTGCGTCACTTGCGTCACTTGCGTCACTTGTGTCACTTGCGTCACTTGCGTCACTTGCGTCACTTGCGTCACTTGCGTCATCTTCGTGGCGGCGGTTGTCCTTTTTTTTATTGCTGCCATCACCGCGATTATTGCTAGGTTCATCGGCTGAAATACATTCTACTTCAACATCAAGTATCAAACGATATTTGGAATCAAATGAAATCGAAGCACCCATTCTATGAATAATAAAATGATTATAAATAACGTTTATATCTTTTTGGTTTTATTTAAACGCACGCCAAAATGACAAATATCATTCACCGAATTCACCATCTATTGCACTACTGTCGTAGGTAGGTTGAATCCCTGCTCCACTATTTGAATTATAGTTCCCGTCATAAGAGAGTGGAGCACCACTTACTACCCCAGACAAACCTCCTTTTTTGTCTAAATAACGATAAATACGATTGACATCCAACTTCGTGATTTCATACATCTCCAATATTCGCGGGATTTCATCTTCAGAATACTGTTTTTTAAGCGTCAAGAAAAATGTAAATAAGTCCTTCTGGTCCATTGACAATTGGATACACAAGTTCTGTATGAACAATTGGTTATTATATTCAGTGCTATATTTCGTAAGGACCTTCGTAAATCGCACCTCCGTCGGATGAAACCGCGCCTTTTTCGGAAACGATTGATGATACAAATAGTGATTGTAAAACGTCTTAATCAGCGATGATAACTCATTGAAAAGCCAAATCTGGTTCTGAAATGTAATTCGGTCAAAATAATCTGCCTGGCAAATATTGTCAAGCACGAGTTTATAAAACGGCGCAGATACAGACACTGGCATTTTTTCTAGAACGTCGATAATATTCTCGTGCCAAAGCAGTCCAATTGTCGTGCGGTCCGTCTCATTGATGAGGACGTTATGCTCAGATATGGGATACTCCGTATTCATTAATTTCTCGGTGATTTTCTTGATGTCTTCATTATACGTCTTCGGTTGAAAAATCGCGTGGAGGATATTATTCGCGAGGATTGTATTCGACTTCTTACTCATCTCAGCCACCGCGCCCAATTTGCGAAGATTGCCTTGGACGAAAGCGATAATATTCTTCCGCATCGCTGTGTCAATGCTAGCACCCATCGTCATATCAATGATTTGCGACATCTGAAGGGGTGTAGGGGTCTTCAACTCATACACAAGACATACTTTCATCAGTTCTTTGATTTTCTTGTCAATATGATAATTGCCGATACAAATAATGGGATTCATCGTGATTTCTTCCTGCTTCTGCTTCTTCGTCTTTTTAGGACGAATGAGTTTGATGAGAGATGTAATCCCGCCTTTATCCCCATTATTCATTCCGTCGAGTTCGTCCATTACAATCACGATTTTCTGGACTTTACGCTGGAAGATAGACATAATGTTCTTATCGGAGATATTGTGCTGGGTAATGGAGTCAATGATGGATTTATTGCGTATATCACCGGCATCATATTTCACCATATCATATTCGAGTTCTTTAAGTAGCCT